TGCTTCACCCATACGTCGTATGGAGTACGGTCCCTTTCTGCCCGATCCACAAGCCCCTCTTTGGGAGTCCAGAAATACGGGAGGACATGCCAGGTACCCGTCCCGTCCCTGCATGTCAGCACCAGCGCCGTGAGGTCGTTTTTGGCAGACAGGTCAAGGCCGGCATAGACGGGCAGATCCTCGAAGAGGGATAGGTCAGGCTCGCCGCCGTTATGCTTCCATACTGCAGGTGTTATAAAATGCGCCGCGCCATCCACCCTCTGATTTAGGTAAAGATTCCGGAATGCCGCCTCGGCCGAGGGGATCCGCTTCGCCCTTTCGGCCGTCTCTCTCATCTCATCGAGGGATCGGAAGTCCCCCAGTGCAGGGTTGGACTTTTTCCAATTTGCCTCGTCCCACGGGTCATCGGTCATCGGGACCGTAAAACAGAAACACCTGGTCTTGGGATCGTTTATCTCTCCGCGGTTGACCTTCGCCCCGTAGTCGATGAGCTCGGAGAGCACGGCCGTGTCCGATGCCGCCTGTGTGGAGATGACCCACACCATGGGCTCGGCATGAGCGCCGCGCGAGGTCATCATGACATCGTAGAGCTCACGGTCAGCCCCGAACTGCGCCAGCTCGTCGAACACGATGAACGAGCTTGATTTCCCGTGCTTCCCTCGCGTCTCGGCCGAAAGGGCCTGATACTCGGAGCCGGATATGGGGTCGAGGATGCGCTTCCTTGACTCTACGACATTGAGGCGTGCGGAGAGCTCGTCATCGGCGTACACCATGGCCGCCATATACTTGAACAGGATGGCGGCCTGCTCGCGGTCAAAGGCCACTGAGTAGAGCTGGCCGTTTCTGATAGCTTCCGGCCCGCAGAGGTGGGCGAGACACAGCCCGGCCACAAGGGCGGTTTTCCCGTTCTTCCTCCCGACAGAAAGGATGGCCTGCCTGCATATACGGCGCCCGTCAGGACCGACAGGGCCATACACCTGACGCAGGATATCCTTCTGCCACGGGCGCAGGACGATAGGCTGCCCCACGTCCCTGCCGTCAGGGGCCTTCAGCGTCTCGATGAAGGCGATTATTCTGTCCGCCCTGTCCATCACTGCACGCTGGCCCTGTCGGACTTATCAGGGAAGTCACCAAACATAAGCCCCGAACGGCCCTTCTCTTTCGCGACATTTGCGTTGCCGAGTCCATTGACCTTCCTGTCTACCCGGGAATTGGCGCACAGACGGAGCTTCGTGGCTATGGCCGTCATGGCGTTGATGGACGCCACAAGCACGTCATGCCACGGAGACCGTCTCATGCCGCCGCTGGCCGTGGGGATAACGGCGCCCTCCTCGAGAAGATGCTTCTGCGCCTCCTCGTGGCGCTCAAATTCCTGGCAGTACGACTGCAGGAGCGGCCAGTCCCCGGCCCTGAAATAATCGTCCGGGTACGCCGCCACTATATTTTTCCATAGCGCGCGGCCTGTTTTCTGAAGAACCTTGGGGGCGGGATGAGCTTTCGCCGCTCTGCCGCCAGAGAGGCATCTTTCTAGCTCCCCAGCCTTACCTCTTCGTCCCATTTTTCTCCTCCTCATTCCATGGATGCATCGGGTCAGTGGGCATGCCGCTGGCGTCACACCCGCCGATAATTCCTCCATGCTCCTGTCTCTGCTTGTGGGCGTCGTGGCATCTTTTACAGAGGGCCTGCCAGTTCGACTCATCCCAGAAGAGAGTCCAGTCCCCATGGTGGGGCCTGATATGGTCGACGATGGCGTCAGCACCACGGAGCGGCTTCCCGCAGATGGCGCAGAAGGGGTGCCGCTTTAGGTAGTCGGCTCTCGCCTGCTGCCATGCGGCCCCGTACATCCAGCTGAATTGTCCCATGTTGCCCCCTAAAAATGGCCAAAAAAGAATTTTCGAGTGCAAGTCCGGTCTAGAAGCGAAAGGCGGTAAAGATATGACCGCCCCCACCCCATGCGTCAGCGCTTTTTGCCATTGCGGTATCCATTGTGTTCGTCTGTATCTTTTGTGTCTATTGCATCAAGAGCGCTCATCGCCTGCTTCTCAACACCATGAGTCACCCGAACAATAATAGTCTGGAATAGCTTAGGCATAGGCCACCCAATATTCCTTGCGTTGGCCATTATTGACAAGGCATCATTTGCGCCAAGATACGCGATAATCCATCCGACCATCGGGACTTCGATGCTGATCGTCCTCGACAGCACAATCTGCACAGCGGCTGCGACGAGGATGTACACGCCATACACGATGAACTTCATGACGCCACGCTGGAAGATACGCAGAGAGAACCGCCCCTGCCTGATGGCGGCGTAGGTACCCAGCACCATATCCACCACACACAGGCAGAGGCAGATGGCATACACCTCTATGGCTATACCGGTAAGCGATGCGAACCAGGTACAGCAGGCGATCAGGCCCTTGATGTATCCGCCGCTCGAGAGCGTCTGCACATAGTAGGCCCAGTCGACGGACAGAGTGCTGGAGGATGGCGGCATCACTTTGAGTAGTACTCCCTGAGGACGCCGAGGTCAGCGTTTTTCCTCTCGATGGCGTTCTGGTCTTCCACAAGCAGCCTGACGAGGTCGCCCTGCGTCTTAGCCTGGCTGCGGTCGGGCAGCTCAATGGGAGCCAGCAGTTCCAGAGGCGGGGCCGGACATACAGGCTTCGTTGAGGGTGCGCACGATGTCATCAGGCAGAGGGCACTGAGACCAGTCGCGATTACGGTCCAGAGCCTGCCCTGTCTGAGAAGTCCTTTTATCGGCCTGCTCATCAGCTTCTCTCCTTGCCTTCATGGCATCAGCAAGCATCTCTTTCTGCTCTGTCACCACACCGAGCTGAGCCCTGCATGAATCCAGTTCCTGCCTTGTCTGATGGAGCCCCCACCAGAGAGCGCAGCATACTGAGACAAGCAGGGCGTAGCTGATAATCACGAGCCGCACGTCACACCCCCAGATACTTCCGGAGGTCATTGACCCTCTTTGTCCATCCACGGATGAAGGGGCTGTACTTCCGGGGTTTCTTAGCCACGAGCCCTTCGTAGAAATCCTGCCTCGCATCGAGAAGGAGCCGGATATCCCTTGCGTTATCCATCTGTGCGGCCGCCCTTAGCGTCTGCGGGCCGATGTAGCCATCGACGGAAAGGAGCCCTTCTCCGACATGGGTCCGGTTAAAGGCCCGCTGGAGGGTGCGGATGGACTGATGGTTTCCGGCGTTCATTCCAAAGTCGAAAACGGCAATGGCGATACTGTCAGGCATAGCGTCGCACCTGAGCGGCTCCCAGTGCTCATGGCGGAAGATGGCCGCAGCCTGGTCTCTGGTGATCTGCTTCATCGATGCTACCGAAGACGAGGTGATGCCAATAGAGCGCAGAAAGGCGGAGTCAGAAGCCAGCATGTCATTTATCGATTGCTGGCTTACCCCCCACTTAGTGGGCCCGCCTGAGTCTGTCGGGTCATTGGAGTACTCGCCCTCGTGGGCGAAAGTAAACTTCAATGCTTTGAGGTATGCGGCTTCGCTCATCTCGCTCCTCCTGAATTTATTTTAATCGGTATGTCGATACTTTCCATTTTTACTCATGTTGTGTGAAAAGTCGACTGGGCTTTCCCACCTGACTTTTACCTATGCTTTTTTCTCGGCCTGTAAGATCCGGTCACGGCTGATGGCGTAGTATTCCTCGGACAGCTCTATGCCCACATAGCCCCTGCCGGATTCACGGCAGGCCACGCCCACCGATCCGCCGCCCATAAACGGGTCAAGCACAACGCCTTCTGGGCTAGTGATGGCCAGCAGGTCATGGATTAGAGCAACGGGTTTGCTCGTCAGATGCACTTTCTGGTTTGCGATGACGGGGCAGGAGTACACGCCCGGCAGACAGGAATGCGTTGCGAGGTGCAGGCTTCCCTTGCAGGCGTAGAGGACGTACTCGCACTGCTGGCGGAACTTGCCGATTTGCGGTCTGGCGCTCCTCTTGTCCCATGGCACGATGCCCAGCCATTTCCAGCCAGCGCCCTGGATGGCGTCTGTCAGGGCGGGCAGCTGGCGCCAGTCCGTAAACACCATCAGGGGTGCTCCGGTACGCGCCAGCACTGCACCAGCCAGAGCGTACACCACATGGTCCAGCTGCGCTGATCCTTGGCATCGCCCAGCATGGGGGGGTATTTCTTCTTGCAACCGCTTTGTTGATATTTTTTTGCCGGATCGGCCTTCCGGGCTGACGTGCTCGTGCCACCGCTGGAATACGGTGGGTCAGTCAGGATGGCGTCCACGCTTTCGGCGGCCATTCCGGAAAGAATGGTCAGGGAATCGCCGTTGAACAGAGTTACATTGTCAAAAATTTCCTTCTTCATGATAACGTCCCATCTTTTACATATGCTTCACGCGGTCATGTTCCTCGGCGCGCTTTGCATCGTTGAAACGGTCCAGAGTGCCGACAAGGTAGCCCGTAATACGGCGGATGCGCTCGAACTTTACGCCCTTGCCGACAAAACGCATTTTATTCGGTATGCAGATACTTTTCACTTTTTTCTCCATATGGCTGACTACCTGTTTCGTGACCCAGACAAGGAAGAGCAGGCCAGCCATCAGTCCGCCTCCCAACAGAAGATAAAAGGCAACATTAAAGGTCAAATCAAAAATGGCTATGCTCACCATGTCCCATGCCGTCATTTTTCCCCCTCTTCTACCTCCAGTCCCCGCGGCAGAAGCGCCAGACGACACAGAGCAGGTCGAGCGCCTCATCCATGACACGCGCTTCCCCCTGATTCTTATTGAGTGCCTGACAAAGCTCTCCGTACTCCTCGCCGATGACACCCACGCCCTGATAAATACCATCAGAGAAGTCGGGATGTTTCGTTTCCGCGGCCTTCACGCGTTCGGCCAGCGCCACCAGCAGATCACACTCACTTGCCCCCAGCTCAACAGACGTCATAAAACGGATAATATTGCTATTCATATCCATCCTCCCTACATCGTCTTCACCGGCATGTCGCCGTGCCCGAAGGGGTTCCCCGTCGAGGGGATATCCTCCACCTTCAGGGGCGGGACTGTGCCGTAGTCCACGCCGCCTACGCGCTCACAGCCGGACATAGCGGCAGCACACTCAGCTCCGCAGGCGGCGTACCCGGCTATGTCCACCCAGCTGTCTGCATGCCTGGGGCTCCCCTCCACGCGGGCAATCTTCAAAAGTACCATCATGGCGGCCACATCCGCGGTGGAGATGTCGCACCCTGTATAGCGGCTCCACAGAGCCGCTATAAGGGTAAAGCAGTCTTCAGGGGCCCCGTACTCACGGGCCCTGTCTGTCAGTACGGCCTTAGCGGCGGCGTCGAGGCATTCTTTTCTCGTCATCTTTTCCTCCTTAAAAAACGCATATCGGCGCACGTCCTTCACCCTGTACCGCGAGGGCCTGAGCGTACAGTCCAGCATAGTCAGGATACCAGAGGCGCATCCACTCCAGCGAGTCACCGCCATCATGCGGCCACCATGTGCCGTCGTGGATCGTATTGAAATCCAAGGTCCCGTCCTGCCGTGTGTAGACGGGGTTTATGGGGGCGTCGGCCATAAGAGCCACACACAAAGACTCTTCAGCGGTAAAGTCACAGATAGGCAGGCATCGCCAGCCTCCGCTCATCTGGTAGACGGCTCCCCGTGACCTCACGGCCAGCGACCGCCTTTTGCTCTCCTCTGCACGTATGCCGAGGACGACACCATCTACGCCATGCTCTTTCTGCCAGTCTGAAAGGACGCGGATCTTCAGCCCCTCGGGGTAGGCTTCTTCCCCCGCCAGCACTTTTTCCACGTCCCACGGATACGGGATACGGACATAGCGCCCTCCGAGCCACCGGAGAAGCTCTTTCACATGCTCTTCCCTGTCGGGGAGGGGGTTCGGGGGGTCTGCGCACATGATGGGGACGCCCGGCTTCACCTTCCGGGCAAGGATAGCTATGGCCGTACTGTCCTTCCCGCCGCCGCACGAGACGACGGGGTTTTCCACCACCGAAAAGAAGGACTCGAGACGGTCAAGGGCTTTGGCCATCTTTCGCTGGAAAGTCAGAGTCCTGGCATACTTCGCGCAGTCCGCGAGGCTCTTAAGCCCGGCTTCGGACGCCCTTCCCCGTATAGCTTGCAGGGTCAGCAAAGCCCCACCTCCGGAGAAAGCACGGCTTCATCCCCCGGCTCCACTCCTTCTACGCGGTCAGTACGGGCCCAGTAAGGTGGGCGGGTACGGACAGACTTATCCGCAGGGGAAGCCAGCATCTCCGCCGGCAGGGTACGCATAGCCTTCCCAGCGTAGACAAGGGCATCTCTCCAGTCTCTGGTCACTCGCTCCAGCCTTACCCCCCTGATCATGCCATACCCCGAAGAGCGGAGACGGCCGAGGCTCTGCACCTTTCTACAGAGCGCGAGCAGCTCATCCGTGTCAGTGGGGACAGCCAGGAAGCAGACTTCGGGAGTCGCCACACCCGAGGCGGCGGCGACGCGGTTTTTGTATATGCCGCCGATCGTCATCACATTTTTCCCGATCCAGTCGGCGTCATACTCATCTTTGCGCCGGCAGTACTTCCCGGAAAAAGGCTTTGCCGTGTCAGGGAAGTAGGCGGCACTGGCACACCACACCCACGAAGCGGAAAGACGCGCCCTCTCCAGCGGGAGAGGGAGCCCCTTGATGCTTCCTTTCGCGTCCATGGTCCTGACAAGCGTCGTATCGACGGCGTCAGGGTGCACGGCCGTGATGATAGCGTCGAGGTGCAGAGGGTCAGTCAGGATGACCGGCGAAGACATTTCAAAAACGACACGGACTAGCATTTTGCCATCCCCTTGGAGTACTCCACAAGGCTGTCCGCATAGGCCTGATCTCTTGTCTCGAGCCAGTCGATATAGGCCGAGTCGTCGGGTATGCCATCGATGCTGATCTCCCCGAATCCGGCGGCGGACTTGCCGCCGATATGGCTGAGCCTTTTCAGGGCATGGAAGAGGCAGGCCTTTTCGAGGTCGGTGGCGTAGTCGTCAGTCCAGACGGAGAAGTCGAAGACGGCCCCCTTTACGACTGCCTCTATCGTGTAGGGCATGGGCTTGACGTCCTCGGGCGTAAGGACTTCCGTACGGTCGAGGTGGCGCGTCAGCCCGATATCCTCTGTGAGGTCAGAGATACGAAGCGGGCCCGTGCCGGCTTCAAGGCACTCCAGTGTAGCGAAAGACACTCCGGCACGGCCGGGGAGCATGTATGTGTAGAGAGCCCCACCAAAGACGGAGAGCATAGGCACAAGCTCACGCACTGCAGCTATCTTCTCCGGGTAGATATACGTGTCTAAGGTCTTGCCAAGGGCGCCCCCATTTGCCATGGCGATATAAAGCTCATCAGCCTTCCCCCTGAGACCGAGGCGGTAGAAGATCTCGCGGGTAAGGATACGGCGCATGACGCCGCGAAGCGCGTTTCCGGATATGGCAGGCACTTTTACAGGCGCGCCATCAGGAGTGATCACTGTCATCCTCCGGAAAAGCATCGCGTTCCCGGTGTCTATGCCGTCAGAAAAAGCTCCATGAGATACAGGCCCAACGGCCACCATTTTGAAATCGTACTTCATCATTTCTTCCCCTGTCTTTCTTTGAGTGTCGTGTACGCGGCGGCCACGAGCAGATCCGGCTTTGTGCTGACAGCCTCCATGACGGCCTTCTCTTCGTCATCCGTCATGCCGGAGACTGTGCCGGTCACGAAGCCAAGGTCTGACCCCGGGCATGAGCAGGCCCCGCAGAGCGAAGACACAAATCCGTGAAGATCCATCGACGAAAAACGCTGGACGCGGCGGATAAAAAAGCTTTTCCAGAAGACCAGGCCGTTCTCCTGCCTGTACAGGCTTGCGCCTGCTATATCAGCAAGCAGGCCTGCCGCCCTTTTCTCTGTATCTGTAAACACGTCATCAATCTCCTTTTCGAAAGGCATTTTCTTTTTCACCGCAGGGGCATAGCGCACAAAAAGCTCCACGCCTCCGCATGGTCTCAGGGGAGCAAGTATACGCTCCCACTCCAGAAGCTTTCCCCCATACCTGGCACGGGTCAGGACACTGTAGGCTCCGGTGGCCGTCTCTGCCCGCGGCACACCGTGCTCAAGCATATCGCAGACTGTGCGGATAGCTCCGGGCACGTCATGCCGCGAGTAGTCGAGCTCTACGCCAGCATCGTCCGTCCCTACACGGACATCCGGGAAGACGGACAGTCCGGCAAAAAGCCAGTGGTGCTTCTTGAAGCTGTAGGGGACGGAGAGAACAAAAGGCGTCTTTGGGGGAGCCGTCAGAATCTCAAGCACCTGCTCCCGCTCTATGATCGTCTTTTCACCGGGGGCCGGATAA